TTACACCGCTGCAATTCCATGGTAGTAGGCAGACAGCTTTTCTTTCGGGCCTTTCGCGTCCTTGTCAAACAGGAATGCCTTGGCCATATCCGAAAAAAACTCAGGCTTGTTTACGCCATACTTTGCCGCCACGGAGCAGTAGTCCGAATACATCATATTCATGGCTACGTTCCAGTCATCCTCGTTGATGTGCGCAAACACGACACCGGCGTTGGCCGCGAGGGGGGTGGTCTGCTGAACAGTCCAATGCCCGCCGGTGGTGCCGTCATCATTTTGCATGTCGGTATTCCATGCTTTGGCATCCTCTTTGGAAAAATCAGCGGACCTACACATACATTTACCGAGTTTATCGACCTGTTCCCAGCACTCCGCCATTCCTCGGACGGCAGCAGCAGATCGTTCAGACACAGGCAGTTCCATGTACGCAGACAGTTCTTTTTCCAGCTTTTGCTTGTATTCTTTCAGGTCGTCTTTCATGTCGCACCCCTTACAGCTTCTCGACGGTAACGGCCATGTTGTTTACAACTGCCGCAACGCCGCCCAGGACCAGGGACAAAATAGAGCTTTCACACCCGCAGGCATTGCGGACGATGGCAGATAGGCCAATATTAACAGTCCCGTTGTCGGCGGCAGTCTGAGACCCGGTTGCGCCGATAATGGGAACGCCGTCCTTTTGCGCGGTGATAGACACGGTGCCAGCCGCCGAAGGAGTCAAGGTGCTGGAAACGTTGATGAGGTAATACCCCTTCCCGCACAGCGTAATGGTATTGCCGTCCTGCTTGATATTGCAGCCGTACCGACGGGTAGTATTCCCGGCAGGGATGATGCCGTCAACCGGGACGGTTGCTCCAGTTGTGTTGGTGGTATAGATGGCAGATTTACTCATAGTATCATTCCTTTCTAATCGATCTGATTCTTGCCCGTTCAAAAATAGCGGGGCGACCAATGCCGCCCCGCATGCCTCGCCAAATAGGGCGTCACTTTATTCCGATTGCCGGAAATCAGATGTTGTTGCAGCCGCTATTGCAGCCGCAGAACGGAGAAGGGCCCGCATTGTAGGTGTACCCGTTGGGATAACGCACTACGCCGCACAGCTGGTCCCTGATAAACAGCTGATTGTTGGCCTGTTCCAGCTGGGCGATACGGCCCTCCAGCTGAGATTTCTCCAGGGCGGCAAACTTGGCGTTAATGTTGGCGTTGACGCTGTCAATGGCCCGCTGCGTGGTGCAGCAGCACTCCGCCATCTGAGACTGGATGTTGTTTCCGGTCTGCATAATGGCCATGTTCGTACCGTTCTGCGCCAGGGCCATTTCCTTGCCCAACTGCCCGACATTGCCCTGCATTTCGTAACCCAGACTGCAAATGCCGTTGCCCACGTTGGTCAGGCGGTCATTCAGCTGGCCAAACTGCTGACCGTAAAGAATTTCTTGCTGAGATGCGGCAGTGGCATACTGGCCAAACTCACCCTGGCGATTCATGCCCCAGCCTCCGCCCATAAAGACGAAGAGAAACAGGATGATAATCCACCACGCGCCGCCGCCCCAGTTGTCATTGCCGCCATCAACAGCGGCCCGAAGATCAGAGAGGGAATAGTTGTCCATTTCAAAACTCCTTTCTGGAAATTTTTATAATAAACCGTTGCGCACCGGCTTATTTCAGGAATCTCATAAACTCTTTAGCTTGCTGCTGGAGTTGCTGAAACTGTTGCGGGTTCATTTTCCCTGATTGCAGCATTTGCTCCACTTGCTCTTTTGCCCGCTGCGGGGTCATACCAGCCGCGAACTTACGGAACTCCGTCACTATTGCGAGAGGGTTATTCGGGCTTTTTGCGCTTTGCTGGAGCATCTGAATCATCGGATTTGGCATTTAGCATTTCCTCCAATCTTTTCACGCGTTCTTCCAAACTGGTAACATCTACCTTCGCGGGGTTTTGATACGGAGCAATGCTGTATGGAGTAACAGTACAATACCCCGCACCGTCGCTGACCTTGAGCCACACAACCGGGTCATTCTCGTCCAGGAGTAAGATGGAACTGTTGGGTGCCATGCGGAACGCATCTGCCCCGTTTCTGCCATTTACCCGGGTGATTTGGCACGCTTGCTGTGATGCTTGCCCGTATTGCCCCATGTAGGGGTTGCCGTATCCCTGCTGATACTGGTTGTTGTATCCGTACATAGCCAGCCCTCCTTTGGATATAGGATACAAAAAAATCGCCCATTCAGAGGGCCTGTAAAAGGTCTCCGAATGGGCGATCATGTCCAAGTGCGGTCTATTGATTTGTCAGCGCGTCAACAATTTTCGACAATGCTCTGCGACGTTTTCTCTTGACGCTTTCCGGCGAGACGTGGAGCGCGTCGGAAACCTGGATATAAGACTTTTGGCGGATGTCGCACAAAATGATGCAGGCTTCTTCATCTTCCGGCAAATCGAAAGATTGGACAAATTCTAAAGCTCTCCTTGGGGCCATGGTGGAAATGTAGGACCGAACGGCTTTGCGACTATTATCCATAGCAAAATGTAGCCGTGGACGTGCGGGCGCAATGCGCGGGCGGGGAGCGCGGCGTTACGTCACTCCCCGCCGTCCAGAGTGTTTCTTACTTCTTCCCCGTCGCGATGAACCCACTAAACCCGGCCTTTTTCAGGCGGTCCAGCATCCTCTCGGCGTTGGCGCGGACGGCAAAGGCTCCCACCTGGACCCGGTACAGGGTATCGCCTTGGTCCGGCTCGGCGGGCTTGGGAGTTTCTTGCGTGGCCGGGACGTATTTCGCGCCCAGGTACTTGCACAGACCCTTGGCGATGGCCTCGCCGATGTCCGTGGTGTGTTCCACGATCCATCGGGCACCTTCGGCGGTGTCGTGAAACTCGCACTCGCAGTACACCGACGGCGCATCGGGGACACGCACCTCATAGTAACTGGCCTTCTGGATGTTCTCACTGGTGCCGGGAGACAGCGGGGCCAGCTCCGCAAACACCGCCTTGCAGGCGTCGTACCCCTTGCCGGGGATACTGTAGCAGAACATCCGGGTGCCCATGACCTTGCCGTTGGCGGCGTTGGTGTGGACGCAGTTGTGGATGTCCGCGCCCCAGGCGTCGGACTCGGCGCAGCGCTGGGCCATGGTGGTGCCGAAGGCCGCCAGCTTCACCTCCACGCCGCTGCGGCGCAGAGCGGCAGCCTCCGCCTCGGCGATCTTCTGGCATTGGACGTGCTCGTTGGTATTGCCCCAGGCGTAGCGGTTTTCCGTTTGGTCACTGGGGCTAATGTACACTCGCTTACTCATTGTTGTTGTCCTCCTCTCCCGGCAGCTTGTCCGCCGCCGTATCCTCGGTGTGTACTTTCAACTTTTTCAGCAGCGCCTGGAGGAAACCAGGCACCGGTGCACCAATGGCAGACACATTCTCCAGGATGGACAGCAGCTCGTTGATCACCAGCCAGATAATGACGATGCTGGCAAACAGGAACTTCACCGGCCAGTCCCAGCCCAGGGCGTCGGCTCCGTAGCGCAGCAGCCAGTCTACCACAGCGGCCACGGTGACGATGACCAAATAGCCCACCTTCTTCAGGATGCCCCGCAGGCCCACCCGGGAGGACAGTTCCCCGGCGTTCCATGCCTTGGTCATGCCGGTGGCGTAGTCCAGCAGCATTACCACCACCAGCACCAGCACCGGCACCAGCAGCTGCACCCCATAGGCGCACAGCGCCCCCAGGGCGGCCGCCAGCGCGGCCTTGATCGTGTTTTCTTTCATGTGTATAGCTCCTTTCAATTTGTGATTTTGCTTTATTTTTTGTGTAATATTTGGCTATTTTGCCAATTGACTTGTACGCATAATAGGCGTACAATACAATCAATCCAAAGATAACAGACGGGCCAAACGGCCGGAAAGGATAAAAATGGATGCTACATTCGCTGCCGTTGCACGGCTATGGGAGCAAAAATGTTCGCAGCGCGAAATAGCTAATCGCTTGAGCATATCCGAACCTAAAGTACGTAAAATCTTGATTACCATCGGTGCAATCAAAACAGACGAAAGCCAGTTATTTGCTACCGGCTTGTCGATTGAGGAAATCGCCGATAAACTGGGCAAGTCTCCGAAAGCGGTGCTTGGCCGTCTGCCTTACACCAAGGGGCAGTACGGCGCAGAGTATCCGTCAATCAACGCCCTGCGCATCCGAAAAAGCCGCGAAAAGTAAGCATTAAATAAAGGAAACGGACAGGCCGCGAGGCCAGAAAGGACGACATTATGGATATCATCGAGAGAATGGGCCAGCTCCACAGCGGCAGTGCCAGACTGCTTGTATACAACCTCGGCGGGGACCCGATGCAGATCATCAACGACTGGCAGTCCCGGATCGGCGACAGCGTACCCCTTGCGGATTGGTTTGGCGGCGCGAACACCTTAACGCTGGACGACGCAGCCAACGGCGCGTACTGGGACATTGTCAAGTATGCCAAGTCCCTTTACCTGGCCCCCATGACCAGGGAGACCGCTGTAGCCGTCGCAAACGCCATCACCCCTGTCGGCAAGCTCCACCTCGCTGACGACATCGAGTTCACGGACATCGCATTCGCGGACGCGTGGAGCGAAGCTCACCCTGGCCAGCCCCGCATTAGCCGCAACGTTGACATTGGATAAGGAGACAAGAGTCATGGCAAAAACGGAACGTCTGTACATCCGGCTCACGCCGGAACTCAAGGAGCAGATCCAGGCCGCTGCCGAAGCAGAAGGCCGCAGCGTCTCAAACTACATCGAGCACCTGATAACACAGGCGCTCAAGAGGGAGGGCTAATCGCCCTCCTTTTTTTGCGCCTTGGATGGCAAACCTTTCGGTGCCCAAATCGGGCGCAAACTGTCAGCCCATTACACGGCTGTCTCGATCCCGTACCGCTCTGCTATCGCTTTTACGATCTTGTAAATGGTAGGTTGTTCACCGTCCGTTCCAAATTATCAATCACAGCCTGATGCCCTGCAGCCGTAAGGTGCAAGTTGTCGCTCTGCCAGTATGTGGCTTTATCATCAGGATTGCTCGGGTTATACCACGTGAAGCAGCAATCGCAGATCGGCAGGCTGTACATTTCGGCCATGCTACGGATAATGCTTTCTTTATGCCACATTTCGTAGTTGCCTTTCGCCGCGTTGCTCGGCTGTAGGATCACCACGATGTCAGCCTCGGGGAAGGACGCCAGCAACTTGTCAAAGATGTACTTGCAGGCCCCATGTAGCTGTTCCTTGTTCGTGCTGGTTGGGTCTCCGAGGCGGTCGATGCCTTGCGATTCGTCAACCGTTGTCCAGTCGTTTGCTCCGCCCATAAACGTGACCAGTTTAACGTCGGCTGCTGTATAGGCTGTGCCGTCAATCGTATGTCCCCCAGCTGCGGCATACTCTGCAACAGCGGCGTCGAGACGCACCCAAAAGGCATGGTACCCAACGCTTGTACCGTCTGCACTGCCTGCGATGGTAGACGAAACCAACCCACGGTTATCCTGTACAAGCCCATGCTTCGCCGCGAACGCTGAGAAAAAAGTGTTCATGTAGGTCGTGTAGCTGTCGCCAAGTGTCAGCATTACGCCGCTCCCATAATTACGCACAAAGTCCGCTCGTTGCGCAGGGTAGTTGCGCGGATAAAGCCGTTTGCCCTGATAGGTCAGCGTCGCTTGGCGCGCACTACGCCCGGCGTCGTCTACGTAAACGGAGTAGTCTGCGACATCAAAGTCCGACGCACCCGCAGAGCCAACCGGGATTTCGACGCCCGAAACTGTGTAGAGTTTGGCCATTACTCGCTCACCTCCAACGTCTTAAAAAATGCCCTCATGTCCTCGATCTCTACGTCTGTCAGCACACGATTATAAATTGCAGCGCCGACAATATAGACTCCGGCATCCTGTTGGCCCTGCGCCCCGATATTGACTGTACCAACCCGCGATTCAAACCCACTGATTTCGTCGCCCGTATAGGTGGCGGTATCGTCATTCATTTTCATCATCAGCGTACCGCCGTCCACTCTGTAAACGCAATAGTTGTATCCTTCTTTTGATACCGTGCCGGAAACCCTCTGGGCGACCGACGTCGTGTTGTACACGGGGGCAAACGCCCATCTTTGACTATAATTGATGTAGGTAAATCCTTGACGTGCTACGTGCCCTTTTGTCAGTACGAGCAGTGTAAGTGCGCCAGTATAATCAGACCCCGCAGTCCCTCCACGTGCATCATACATGTATGCTCTGTCATTAGCTAGGTGGATTCCGTGATCGTCCTGCGTTGCAATGCCGTTTTTGGCCCACGCAAAAAGTGATCCGCTGCCGCTAGTCGGGCTTATAGTAGTGGCACCGTCTGCTGTATCGTTGTTATACTCCGCTGTGCGGAAATCGAAGTAGGCTTGCAAGCCGTTAGTCACGAGTGCTTCACCGCTGGAAGCAGAGGCGTTTACTTTGATAATCACATCGCCCGTAACAGCAGCAATTGTGATCACGCCATCTGCGTAAGCGGTGTCTGTGATGTCCACTCCTCCCATCATAACAGTGACACTGCTAATAGTGTAGCTTTCTTCAGCTGTAATGGTCGCACTGTAGCTGCTTCCATTCGCAACGCTTGTAGCGCTATTGCTGCTTGTTGCGTGGGTTAGCGCGATAGTAACACTCCACGTCTTCGTGCCGGGTTCGTCTCCGCCTGATAGCCCAAACGCAGCCCGGAACGTGGTATATTCCGAAGTCACGTCTTTTGTATAGGCCGCGTTTTTCAGCAATCCGTCCAAAGCTGCGATCTGCGTTGCAGTAAGACCACTGCCACCGCCGTCCTTGCTTTCTAAGGCGAGGACGGCATCTTGTATATCATTTAAGTTTTCCGCAGTTATAACTGTTTTTCCACTTACATAATTTACCTTTTTAAGTGTCATATTTAATCCCCCTTTATCCGGCAATTGCCTTAATTGGGTGTGCTGCCAGATAATCAGCAACCGCCTTGGCGATGTCATCCGGGTCTACACTGCCCAGGCCCTTGATAAGCTCCATCAGCTGGTCGTACACGTCTGGCGTGGGGTTGGCGGGAGCGCCGCTGGCAGACCGCACGGACGACAGTGCCCGCAGGAGCACCATGCGGCTGGTGTGGATGTCCCCGGCGTAAAGCCCGAGCTGCACACATCCGGGCACAGGCACCGGAGGCAGAGCCACGCTGTCACCGCTAAACACGATGTCGGCGTAGGTGCTGTCCATGTAGATCACGCGCATGGTCTTGGTGTCGTATGCGCTCCACTCTGCATCCAGGTCCCAGTGTACGATATAATCGCTGTTGTCGCACACAACGGTTGTCCCGGCGGTGCATACCGGGCGCTTATCGGTGACGGTAATGCTGATATCAGGCATGTAATACACTCCTTTATGCCGTCCTGCGCCATGTGTACACGGCCAGGTACGGCGGCATATTGTTGTGGGCCTGGCCGCCGCAGTTGGACGTAGCCTTGCCCGTGTAAGGGTTGTACTGGGTACTCGCAGCATTATACAGGCGGATGGCGTTGACGCCCTCCGTAATGCTCTGGCCCGTGTAATCGTAGCCGTGGGTGTGGTTTGCCATCTCCGCCGCCGTCAGGATGTGCTCCTCCTCGCCGCCGGTAGAGCCAGCCGCGTGAGAGTCGCCTGCCGCCAAGAGGAACACGTCCTTGATCTGCTCCCACGTCCCGCCGAACAGGTCTGCTGGGGATGTGGCATCCGTGGACTGGTAGATGCTGCCGACGGGGTGGAGATAATCCAGGAAAGCTTTCCCCAAATACCGGATGGGCCACTTGAACTCTACCACCTTTTCGTGTTCGGCCACGCCGCCGAAGCATACCCCGGGCAGGGTAAAGCTCATGTTCATGGGCACCGAAACGGTGGGAATGGTGATTTCCCGCGTTACCGTGGTACCCAGGGAATCCGTAGCTTTGACCTGTACAACACTGGTCGTGTCAGTGCCAAAGGCAACCAGATACACAGTCTTTGGACCGCTGGTCTGGTCGGTCAGCGTGGATGCGCCGGTGACCTCCACAGATGCCTTGTTCCCGGTCAGCTGGAGGGACAGGGTGAACGTCAGCTTGATGTCCGCGCCCATGGCGTTATCCGTCCACACGCTTCCCGTGTAAGAACCGCGTACAAAGGTTAAATCCTGGACCACTGGGCCGCTGTACGCGTTCACGGCGATGTTCTGGGTAACAGATGCCGTGCGCCCTCTGCTGTCCGTGACGGTGGCTACAACGGCCATTGTGCCGCTTCCCGCCAGGGTGTTCGCCCCGTCCGGGCTGGCGGCTTTTCCACCGATGGTCAGGGATTTTGACTTGATGGTGCTGCCGTAAGACCCAGCGGCGGAAAACGTGGCTTTCAGAGCGCTTTTGCCCTGCACCCATCCGTAAGTGGGCTGATACCCGGAGGTGTCGGCCAGACTCACGGATAGGGTGGGCTTTACCGATGCGGGGATGGAGGCCGTCAGGGTGGTCGTATTGGTGCCCACCACGGTATTCCCGTTGTAGGTGGTGATCTCCGCCGTGATGTTTACGGATGCCCCGGACGTATTCTGCGCGGCCCAATCCAGGGGAGGCGTATACGATATGGACGTGGCGCTGGATTTTGTCGCTACAGTTACCTGTGCCGCAGAGCCACATTTGAGCTTGATGGTGTGCGTGAAGGTGCTCACGGCCCGAGTCACTTTGAGTGTGCCGGCAGAACCCAGCACAAGCCCGGATGCCGAAACGGAAGATGCCCGGGGGATATCCGGGAGACTGACCGTGCCGGAAACCGTCAGGCTGGACGGCGTGTAGGACGACGCGAATCCACTGTGCCAGTCCGCAGAAAGCACCACAGACCCCTTGCCTATATTGTTGTGAGCCACGGTGATAGACTTGCTGCCCAGCTTGTACCAGCCCTTGGAATTGTACCGGTACGGGTTATACACCTTGGTTCCTTGCAGAGTGTAATAGCAACTATTGGCGTCCAGGTTGTAGCTCTCGCCGGTGCCGTCGTAGATGTACAGCGACAGGGATAGTGTGGACTTGTTGTCCGCGATGCTCTGGGATACGCTGTAATCCAGCCGCAATTGCCAGCCGGTGGCCGATACCGGCCCATAAATGCTTGCCATCAATTCACCCCCACGAAGGACACGGAGCCGTTGGGCTGTACGACAATGCCCATAGGTCCCAGGCGGAACTTGCTCAGCTCCACCAGCTCAAAACTATTATTATTCCAATATGCCAGAAGGGTCCCGGAAGTATCGTAGAATCCGATTTTGTCGTTGTACTCTTTCAGCACGATTTCCGATGCGGAGGATCCAATACGCAGCACCGGATGGCCGTCGTCGTCGATACTGGCGTCGATAAAATCCGAAAGCGTCTGGCCGTTGACGGTGACTCTTTCAGCGGACATTTGCCCAGCGGTGATAACGTTTGCGTTGATCTCGCCATCCATGGTCAGGGCGACACCGGAAATGGTATTGCCGCCGTCCTTGGAGAATCCCAGCCCACCGGTGGACATAATCCACATCCGGGTATTGGGCGTAATGGTGGGCGTATCTCGCAGGGTCCATCCGACGGGGAAACCCTGATCGTCCAGAGTCAGTTCATAATACCCGCCCTTTGCCCCGATGATCTTCTGCGTAGCGTTTTGCATGGCCTTAGTAAGGCCCTCATAAGCCCGCTTAATGCGCTGTTCTGTAGGGCTCTCCATGGCGTAATCCGCGTCCTGTGGGGCGTAACTGTGCATCGTAGAGGACAGGCCGCCGTACAGGTGGATTTCCTGCTCCATAACGCACACATCAAGCCATTCGCCGGTATCACCCTCCACCTGGATAACGTCTCCCACTTCAACAGACGGGTCGCAGCGCCATTTTACATCACAAGGCTGGAAGGATATCTCTACCTCAGGCTGAATCAGGTCTGCAACGGCCTGGTTCATGTATGGGTTTGTTGACGTAATGCCCAATCCGGTGCCGGATGTAATGGGTTCATCTTCCGTGCCTGTGGTGAGGCTGGATACCGTGTACAGACCGTCTGCCGTGCGAGTCAGGCCGGACATGTACTGCTGCTCCCGGCTTACCTGGAAGGTGGTCTTTGTGTACCACTTGAACACCAGATTGCCGTCTCTGTCGAAGTGCGCGGACTGTCCGCACAGTCCAGCCAGCCACCCCAGCTGCTGTCGGACGGTCCCCTCAAACAAAGACTCGATGGTCATATCCGGGAAAGTCACCGTTGGGGGAGTCAGGCCGCTTTGCGCACACAGATCTGTCAGCATAGCATCCGGCGTGGTGGGAAACTCGATTTGCGGGGTGTACTTCTCTGTCAGTGAGGACATTTGGTCATAGCCGGTGATCTCCCAGCCATACCCCAAGTCCTCTATGCCGTCTGTGGGAATGTAGTATCGGCCCAGGGGGACATATTCCACCACAGACGCTGCGGTGCTTACGCCGACAATTGCCTTACCGACCACAGCCTGACCGGCGATGGCTGTCGTGCCTGTATCGCCGCCAGGAACGTAGATGCCGATATACGGCACAAAGTACCCGCCGGACAATTGCAGCGGTTCATCCGGCTTGTAAATGCGGATTTTGCACCGCCCGGAACAGGCAGAGCCGACGGAAATGCCGTCTGAAGAATCAAACGCCGGTGTGGCGGTGATCTCCTGAACGTAGTTCCCGTCAAGCTCTGTCTGCCCGTTGAAAATCACCTTTGCCTTGATCTCACGGCCATAATCCGCAAATGCGGCGTGGAACGCGGTGGAGACATTGTACATGGCGTCACCTCTCCACGAAGTTCATAGCCAGACTTTCCCATCTCCATTCCCCATCGATGCAGGAATACATGGGGGTAGTCCGGTCGCCCACATAGCATGTCATGGTGCGGTTTGTACCGTCCTCCGCATCTGGCCCTGTCGCCTGGAAAAATACGTCCGTGACGGCTTTCAGGATTGTGGAGCATTGTTCAGCAGTCAAAGGAGGCCATTCCATGGTCCACTTCCGTTTCCTGGCCACCCTGTCTCGAAATGCATCACCATTCTGGTTTCTTCCGGAACCGTCTGCATCTACGTCCTGTAAACCCCAGGAAAAAGATTTGGGGTCAGGGAGCGGCACAGTGGTCTCGTCTTTCTTTTTTACCGTGATAATTGCCATGTGCCCTCCTTACGCAAACAGGGGAGATTTGCCGGTTGCCCGGACTACCTCTTTATTTTTCTTTACGACGTTGCGGTACACCGTGTCACTGTCCAGGACAACGGTAAGATTAATATCCCCGGTCGCTCCATCTTTATTGGACATAGCGGACATTACAGCGCGGTACACGCCGTCAGACACGGCGGAAACGATCTGGTCGTTGTTTGCAACGGCAGTGCGTCTGCCAATGTTGCCCACCATCTCTGCGCCAGCTTCACGGGCAATAAACAGTTGTCCTTCATTGGGGAAACCGCCCTCGGCAAGCCTCGGAATGTAGATCGGCTCGACTTTCGTGATATTTACTCCAGGGATTTTGTTGATTAGCCCGATTGCCAAATTCAGCATTCGTATGAATCCGTTAATCGTTCGCTCAATCGTGGAAAAGATCCCGTTGATTACGCCCTTGAAAATGCCAGAGGCAAAATCGGATACTGTCGTCCAAATTCCTCTAAAGATTTTGACGGCCGTATCCCTTATATAGCTCAGCTTAGCAACAATAAATTCAACGGCAGGCTTGATGACTTTATCGTACATCCATGCTGCTGCCTTTTTCAGCGGCTCAAGCACGCGTTCCTTTACCCACCCCGTTACCGGCACGATGACGTAGGTATAGAACGCCTTCCCCACGGCAACGAGGATTTCTACGATTTTCAGGAAGATTTCTTTAACTTTATTCCAGATGGTTTTGACGCCCTCGACGATGCCGGACACGATTTCCACAGCGTTATTCCAGATGTGTGTCGCGACCTCCGCCACAGCTTCGGCGACGGGTCGGAAGAACTCAATGATTGGGGAAATGACCTTCTCCCATACCCAATTTGCCGCCGTGCTCAAGGCATTTGCGACAGGCTGGATGATTTTCCCGTCAAACCATTCCCAAACGTCTGTAAAGAACCCAGCTATTTCATTGCCAAAATTCTGCACTATCCAGATTGCAAAGTCGGTCAGCGCCCCGACGGCGAGGCCGATCAGAGCACCAATTCCCATACCAATAGGCCCTCCAAGCGACCCGATGATTGCACCCACACCGGCACCCGCCATGGTGGAGCCCAGAGGAATAAGCACGCCATTCAACCAATTAAGCCCGTTTTTAATAGCATCGTATACAGATACCAAGTACGTCGGTAGTCCAGCAATCACCATGCCGACTCCGGCGGCGAGCATCCCCGTACCAATCGTTCCGGCTATAGGAATGAGCGTCGCAAGCTTTCCGGTTATAGACGCGATTGCAGGCAGAACGCCTTTAGCGATGGACCATCCCGCAAAAGCCGCTCCAACAGCAATGGCCAGCGGCAGCAGTTCTTTGAGCTTTGTCTTAATTTGTTCAACATTTCTGCTCACGGCACCGTTCAGGAAGTCGTACTCAGGCAAATTAATCCCAAGCCCACCAGAACCGGTAACGCCAGTATCCGTTCCGCCGGAAGATCCCGTGTTGGACGGTAGGATATTCAATTCGTCAAAGCCCATGGTGTAGCGCTTGAACTCCTTGGCAGCATCTACCGCTGCATCCATGTTGTCCGAAAGCTCCCCGGCGGCAACAGCTCCACGATTCACGCCATCCCAGTCAACGTCCGTAAGCTCAAACCCGAACAGTTTAGCCAGCGCGTTCGCTAACTCGCGGACGATTTGCAGAAACGCAATGACATAAGGCAGCACCTTGGTCAGAATCGGGATAAACAGATTGCCGATTGCACGGGACACCTGAGTGATTTCCGCTCTAAGCACACGCAGCTGGTTCGCGGGAGCTTCCAGGGTTCGGGCCATGTCGCCCTGCGCGGTAGTCACCTGGGTCATGATGGCGTAATATCGCAGCTCCGCTTTTTCCGCCTGATTCATAGCGGAAACGCTCTTAGTAATACCCAGATTCAGCGCTTCCTGCTGCAATCGCGCAACAGACAGGTCATAGCCCAATCTTCGCAAGGGCTCCAGTTCGCCAGCAATACCGGATTGCAACTTCTGCAAGGAGTCCTCAATAGAGATATTGAAGAAAGAGGACAGGTCATAGCCCAACTGTGTCAGGTTTTTGCTCATGGTGTATGCCCGGTCCTCCGTGTCGCCAAATCCAGTCAGAAGCGTTTGGAACACGCCCTGATTTCGCATCCACTGCGCCGGGTCGATGCCCATCACAGAAGATACTTTTTCTGCGTAGTTCTGCGCTTCCTTTGCGTATTTACCCAGCGCGACATTAAACAGGTTCAGGTTCTCCTGGTACGTATTGGATTCCGTGATAGCCGTTCCAATAAGGCCCACCACGCGCCGCAGCCCAGCATACAAAATTCCGAACCGAATCATGCCCGTAGCTCTGCTGAACATGCTCGTTCTGCGCGTCCCGCGCTGCACGGCGGCGTTGTACTGGTTCACCATCGTAATGGCCCGCTGGAGTCTGGCGGGAAGCGCGGCAAATCCTGTTCCAAGCCGCTGCATCTCGTCAGACAACGGACGAATCGCCGCCGCAAGCTCCTTCATTTGACGGTTAAACTTGTCCAAGTCCGCCGCGTCAAGCTCGCGCATGACCTCTGGGAGCTTGCCGAGTTGGCTAATAAACGACGTGAGGTGGGAACGTCCCAGTTCGGAAAGCGGGCGCATACCGTCTGCAAGGGCAATCAGCTTATCGCCGTCCGTTGTCTTGATTTGGCTCAGCGCCGTAGAAAGTGCGGCAATTTGGTTTGGAACGGAACTGGATATTCTGACGGTGCTGACCTCGCTCAGGCTTTTCAGCCCGCTGGTCAAGGACCGGAGCCGCTGGAGTTTATCTGCGCTGGTGTTCTCCAGAGATTTGTTCAGGGAGTCCAACCGCCTGGCAGTGGTGCGCAGGGCCGACACGCCTCCGGACGTTGCCGATTTCAGCCGAACCAGGGTATTTTGCAGCTTCTCCAGGGACGCTACAGCGCTGTCGCTGTTTTCCTTGATTTGGAACTCAATGCCCTGGATTTCCACATTATCCGCCATTCTTACCACCTCCCCGTTCGAATCGTTTGTTGTTCGCGATCATAAACATCTCCATGACGGACCGCGCTTTCTTGTCTCCTTGCTCCTGTTTCTTGGGCTTTTCGCTCTGTGCATACAGGTCATATGGAGAATCGCGGTACGGCTTCGGCCTTGTGCCCTTCTTGCCGCCCATGCGGAGAATGGGTGCCAAATCTGCCACGGCTTCATAGATGTATGCGCCGTGCAGCCATGCGGTTTGGTTTGCCAGATCGCGCTTGATTTTCGCCGCTTCCCGGTAATACTTGACCAGTTCGCAATCCTCGTCCCAGTATTGGCTATACGTCATTCCGATTGCTAAATAATATGGAAACAGCTCATAGAATTTATCGGAATAGCGGGGGATTGGCTCCCCCGCTTTATTGGACGGCGACTCTTTTACCAGTTCGCCGTCCAGGTAGGGTTTTCCTCGCTTTCCGCAGGCTCGTCCAGCAGGGCGATGATGGGATCGTTGTACATCTCAACCAGCTTGCCGATCAGTTCGTCCTTCTTGGGCATACCCGCGTAAATCCGGTCGATCACATCGCGCTTAACGAACCGATGATGCGCCTTAAAAGCTCCAGAAAACAGCGCGGGAAGGCTGGTCATGGGCTTGCTTTCGACTTCGGTCGCAACAAACCCTTCTTTCTCCATCAGCTCCACGGTCTTTCGGGTATACTCCAGGGTGTACGCAATGCCGGTCACGGGGTCCTTAATAGTAAGCGTCTTTGCCATGTTCTTTTTCCTCCTTATTCATCCTCCAGGTTGATTACGGTCGAGGGAGCGATGGTGATAGCCATGCCCACAACCTCGTTCACTCCGCCGCCGGTGGGGTACACGGACAACTCCCCCTTAAAGCTGAATTTGCCGTCGGAGCCGGAAGGAGTCAGCGTTCCCGCATTCTCGGTGCCACCGAACCAGACGGCGTAATCCTCTTGCTTGCCCTCCAGCGCCTTGAGCGCTTTATAATCGGTCAAGGTGTAGTTGGCGGTGAAGGACAGGCCGTCCATGGACTGGATGCCCGCAATGAAGGTCTGCATCTTGTCGGAAAGCGTGGTGGTTTCCAGCATGTCAGGATCGCCGCCGAGATCAGGGAACTCCTTAATGTCGATCAGCTTCGCCCACGAAGCGGCGCTTGCAGTCTTGTGCATCAGAAAAACCTTGTAGGTAGAGATAGCGATAGGTCATCATTCCTTTCTGTTATCGTCTGAAAATAATGGCCCCGTCTGTTTCCGCCCTATATCTGGCAACAAGGCGGTAGATAGAGGCGTTTTCCATGTTCGGGACCGGGGACATGGAAATCCTTGTAAAATTACGCGCATACATCATCTTGTCGATGTCCGCCATAATGGACCGGCATTCACTTTTTTTCCCGCCGGTTTTGTTGGAATAGACGTTTACCTCGTACATCAGCACGGAATACCTCTCGCTTTCGGAGGAGTCCAGGCGATTCGCGGCGGTGTAATTGTCCTGCTCCACAATGCTGGCGTGTGGAAATTTAGGGGGCGCATTGATGTATTCACCGGCCACGTCGATTCCCGGGTATTTCTCGCGGAGCTGTTTCGCAATTGGCGTATAGACCTTGCTCTCAATGTCGATCATCGAAACACCTCCTTAACCAGGGCTGGGAGCTTGTATGAAAGCTCCTTTACCGTGTCGTACATGGACATGTTGGCCGGGTTGCCGTGAGTCAGAACCACCGTATTGCCGGTTTTGGGGTTTGTTTTCTCAACTCCGTTTGTTCCGGGGTCCCCGTAGTAACCCCACGTCCTTTGCTTGCCTCGGCCCTTTCCGTAAGCGCCACGGACCATGCCGTTTTGCGCGGCTTCGGGGTGGTTGTCCGGGTATGTAACGCCAGTGCCGAATTCAATAAACAGAACGGACGCACCGACAGCTACCACCGCCGCCGTGCGTCCGTCTCGTTCTTCGATTTTTACATTTGCGTCGTTTGTGCCGTCGTATACGGCAGACTCAAATTTCGCGGATGCGATATCATACCCCATGGACGAAAGCTCCCGGAGAAGTACGTTTGCCCGGTCCTCCAGCCATGTCCGGTAATCCTCGACCACGTCAATCATCCGTTGAATGCCCGCAGCGGACAGCGCCGTCTTTACAGTCCTTTTCACGACACATTCACCTTGCTGACGGCGATGGACACCAGATTCAAGGATTTGGCAATTTGCTTTACAACGTAGTCATAAAGCGGTTTTCCGTCTTTATATTCTGGCCTTTTGTCAATAAAAAGTACTGTATTTTCGTCTATGGGGCAAGCCGTATCATCCGTGATGATCACCTTGTCGTAGGAAATGAATTGCCCGAACTGCTGAATCTGCGCATACCCGGCAGCCGGCGAGATATTGGCTTCCATTTTCACCGGCTCGGCGTATTTCACGCTTTTTTCACCGGTTTCGTATCCGCCAGCGTCTTTCCCAAGCTCTGTCCCCTGGTACAAAAGATACCAGCACGGCCTCTTGTTTCGGTTCATGATTTTCATTTCTACGCCTCACATGGTAGCAGCAAACGGCACGATCTCCCGCATAAGAGAGGGCGGCACGTCGCCGCCCTCATAAGACCTGGAAACGCCATTTTCGCTATGCGCCGTTTCTCCTTCTGCCCCGCGTTTATTGATGAGATATGCGGCGATTTCGATTTGGTTGATCTCATAGCATGCGGGGACAGCAGTAGCATCCGTCCCGAACGGATACGCTCTGCGGAGAATTTTGCTGGCCGCAATATTCAGATACGCAGAGAGGATCGATTCGCTTGTCTCTCCGGTCATGTCTCCCAACATGGCCAGTTTTTCTTCGTCGCGCATCTCATACCCCCAGATTAGCCGGTGACGGCCTTGGTATTAACGGGATTGCTGGCGTCGTTGGCGATGAACACGCTGCGGCTGTAGGTGGGCTTGGTAAAGGTGGTGGCGATGCCGGTAAACTTGCCGTGATACCACTCGGGGCCATGGTCAAGGCCGATCTGGCCGAACAGCTGATACTTCTCGCCCGCGCCGGTCTTTGCAAGCTGTTCCAAGAAGAAGTTACCCTTGCCGGGCACGGGCTGGAACACGGGGGAAATAACGTCCAGGTTCAGCAGCAGAGCGGTGCCAGCGGGCAGGCACTCGCCAAGGTACAGATACACCACGCCCAGGGGAGTAACCACGCTGGAGAGGGAAATGCCGTTGATTTCACGCGAAGCGGGAACCACGGTCAGGCCATTCTGAACAGCGTCGGCGTTGATCTGGAACATGGTCACAGCGTCACACCACAGGCAAAGACCATCGGTGGGGGCGTTCTGCCCATAGATCTTCTTCACCATGTCGGCAATTTCCCACAGGCCCAGAGGCTTGCTGGCCATAGCCGTGACGTTGGTGGTGACTGCGGTAACGAGACCACGGGTTTTGTTGATCTTGGTGTCATCGGTGGCCTTGTTGTACACGCCGTTAATGAACGTGTATTCAATGTCGCGGTTGATCTTCTGCATCTTGGCGGCCACCTGGAAGTCCAGTTCGTTAATGGGGTTTGCCTGTTGACCAGCTACGTTCAGGCCAGACAGGGTGCCCATGTTGGACTGCTTGGCATAGGAGATGCCGACAGCTTCATGGAAAATCTGGGTAACGTTCGTTTTCTGCTCCCTGGTCACAATGGACGCATCGGGGGCGGTCAGGGACGCAGACTCGGAGATGGCGGGCTGTTCTCCGCCGCTGGTGGTGTACTCCTGGCCGGTAACAAACTCTACGTGGTTCGTCACCTTAGCCCGGGAACCGATAATGGAACTCAGGGGGGTCTTGGTATTGCCCTTGTTAAAGAGCATGCCGGAATAATTCAGCGTTGCAAAGCTGGTAGCAAAAGTATCTGCCATGTCTTAACTCCTTTTATTTGTTATTTGCGGATTCTTCTTGTGCCTTCAGGCGCGTGTAATAAGCGATTTCCGCATAGTTCTTGCTTGCACGCGCCTCCTCGATCTTCTTGTCGTAATCAACTCCAACGGGACCGGAACCACCGTGCGGCGCGGGAGTGCCCTTGAGAATGTCGGACTTCACCTTCTTGGCATACTCGTCCAAGAACTTCTGCTGGTTCGCAAAAACCTTTGCAGAATCACCAGCCGCCAGAGCTTTGGCCGTGTCATCTGCCAAGTCTTCTGCATAGCCCTGCGCCACGAACTTGGCCTTGTACTCAGAGACGGTCTTCGCCGTTCTCAGCTCGTCAAGCTCTTTCTGCATGGCAGCAATGCTATCGGCTTGTTCCTGCTTCTTGCGCTCGTCCTCGGAAAGCATGTCGTTGTATTTCTTTTTCCACTGGGCGGCGTCGGAGTTTGCCTTGGAAATAGCGTTCTTCTGCCGAGAAAGCTCTGCGGCGTTGTCCTCATACTCAAAGCCCTCCAGGGCCTTGAGCTTGTCCTCGGTGGACATATCTGCGTATGTCACCCCCTGTTCTTATTGTTCCGCGCTCCCACCTCTGCGCTGTGTGTGGCACAAGTTCACCCGCCCAATTGGGCACTCCTACTATCTTTTGGAACGGGCGGCTGGAGTCGAACCAGCACATACGGGAGTCAAAGTCCCGGGCCTTACCTTTTGGCTACACCCGCATAAAAACAGACACCCGCGAGATATCCCGTGAGTGTCTGCATGCCGACAATGCTCTTCCGAGGCCGCTTGCGCGGAGGCACCCATTACCGGCTGTGCCTTAACCTATGGAGGAAAGAAAGAGGAGAAAAATGAAATTTCGGGTTGTGGGCTGATTGGTTCCACTTTCCGATGATACTATTTTAGCACGTTTTTATGTGCCTAATGGGCCAACTTTTAGGGAATTAGGCCCAAATAATCCGCGACGTGCCACAAAAACGCAGCTTTGCGGCGTTTCATAGTTCTCTCGCTGAATCCGCATCCGTCCATGATTCTAAGCGGGTATCTGTCCCGGTTCTCGCAGTTCCGCATGATCGCCCATACCAGCTTACGACGCACGTTCTCATTGGCGATATCCCGGCCCACGTTGTCCATGGCGTATTCTACGGCCCGCATTTTCTTCGTCTCCGGCCGGCTCTCAATGATTGCCAGCCGTTCTGCTTTGCGCTCGGCTATCCTGCTATTACCGGGGCCATGGGGCATACCAGACATAGCGAAGGCTGAGGATTCCAAAACCTCTTCCCGGGCCGCATTGTATGCCAGGACACGGCGGGGATAGCCCCTGACGTAGGCGATACACTCCATGCGGATATCGTAGGGGAGCGAGTATTTGTTGCTCATCATACCTCCTATTCCAGCGCCGTCTCAACGCCGTATTCTTTAAGCATCTGCCGGATATCTGCCCAAGTGACATACCCCTCTGCTACGCATTGAGCGGCATGGTTTAGCTCCCCGGCAAGCTGCTGCACATCGTCCATCTGCGCTCCACGGATGGGGCAATTGTACATTCTTACCGCAGGCAGAACATTTAGCACTGACACCCCCCATAGCATGCGGTGCTTGGCGTTCAATCCACCGCCCATGCACCACCGGGGCAACATCAGCGGCTGGCTGGCGGTAAATCAACGCACTTACCCGCTGAACTGTCCACTTTGTGCTATTTTTATTGCAGTCTGAAAAATCACTTAGCATTTCTTCCCGTTCGATGTGTTCAGCCATTACGGTTCCCTCCCCTGAAAAGCAATGCATCCGCTATCGCGAACAACGCCCAAATAATAAAATAATCCGTCCCGGGGTCAATGCCGTTTTTGAAGCAGTGCAACACGCCGAGAAAGCACACAACGCTCACTCACTCCACCTCCTGCATCCAGAACTCTCGGCGGCAGGCGATGCACTGCACTCCGCCACACCCATCTTTCCACCATCCGTTCGGTCCCACAACAGATTTGGGGCAAATCTGCAATACTCCAAATTCCACTTGCGCGTTGGGCCACCGCTCCAAAAACTCGTCCTGCCGGGTCTTGCGCAGGTGTTCCTTGCTCCACGTCTCAACGAGTTCCACCATCTTCTGCATTTGAGTCTTTTCCCCGAAGGCGCTCGGGAATTCCGGCGTAAAACCGCAAAATTCGTTCGCGGCGCATTTTTCGCAGGGTCCCGTATTGTGGTCGCACATCCGCTTGGCTTCGCTCAAAAACTCCATCGCGTCCATATCATTCTCCTTTCTCCAGTATATCAGCCGCCGTCCTCAAGTCGTCCGGCAGCATAATAGGCACTTCGTAGATATTCGCATCGGCCCATTCTGCATATTCTCGCAGGGTTGCGGCAATCTCTTTATGTGATGGCTTCACGGGGCATCCTTTCACACCGCCACACGTCTCGTTGATGCTCATGTAATCGCTCCTCCAAACCTTAACTTGGTCACGGCAATCGGAAACTCCTCAATCTCGCTTGCCCAGATTGCCGTCCCGGCACCGTGTATATTCTCCCAGCACAGTGGGAAGCCGCCGATGCCGTCGAACAGACTGCCGAGCGTTGCGCCCTCCGACAGATAGGCCGCCATACGGCCCAACATCCAGCGCCAGAACGGCAGCGCGATGCTGTTGCCGAGTGCCTTGTACCGTGCGCTGTCGGAGGTCTTGCGCTTCTTTCCGGTTCTGTCTGTGTAGTCGCCGATGTCCGTCCAGCCGTCCGGGAATCCCTGTAGCCGTTCGCATTCCAGCGGTGTCAATCTACGCACCACCATGTTCTGCACTGGGTATGTCTCCGCGTCCTCCCGGTACGCACAGCCAGCCTTTGCCCGCAGCGCATGGCTCACGTCCTCACAAACGACTACGTGGCTCACTTTACTTTCTCCTGCGCGTAATGCGTTCTTCGTTTCGCTTTCTGCCCAGTTTTCTTCCTTCGCACTTTTGGGCTGGTATAAAATTGCTTGAGCATCGTGCATGGTGTTCAACGTTTGGCTGACTTCCTCCGCCATAACACTGGCTTCGTTGGATTGTCCGTTGCCGATACCGTATGCCACCAGCGGCACTTGATTGCCACCTGTTCCCATACGGGCTTGCAACGACGGGACCCGCTCTCCGCATTCGCGGATGACATCACAGGCGTGTGTCATGTCCAGCACCACCACTGCCGGGGTTTGGTTCGTCCCGCTGGGTACCGCCGCCAGTGTGGGCGACACTTCCTCGCCGTACCCAATGCCGCCCGCCTGTGCGCCCTGCCCGGCCTTAAACCCGGCACATAGCACAGCTTCGCGGTTCAGACCACTGTTTTCACGGGAACTGAGCGTAGGCGAAACGCCGTTACCATCGTATACGCGCTGGCTTTGCGCGTCCCACGGGGTCATGCACATTACTCCGTGGCGGTCGCCATCGGTCAGTGTGGGGGACGGGTCGCCCTTTCCGCCTCCGTCACAGCCCCCCCGATTCGGACTGCATACGATGTTGGGGCCTCTGTCGGCGCAGGGGCTTCCGTCCGCTCTTGCGGTGAGGCTCCTTGCGACTGCCGGATTAAAACCGCTTTCAGCCGCTTCGGCAAATCCTTCCCCCGCCGCTCCGCTCTCCGCAATATCCCCTGACACGCTTTTGCGGTCAAAGAGTATTTCGGATGCGGTGTCTCCTCCAAAATCTGCGACAACCGAGATACGACGACGGCGTTGGGGCACTCCCCAATATTGCGCGTCGTGAGTTCGCCACGCCACGCTCCATCGCCCTCCCACTTCATCGTGGTATCCCCCCCAGGTAGGCCAGCCCCTTTCAGGCACTTCAATACCGGGGGCCTCCGGCTCGACGATTTTGATGATTTCTTCGAGCACGGCCGCGAAGTCTCGTCCTTTGTTGCTGCTAAATGCTCCGGGGACGTTATGAACAGAAATCAATTATGTATAGCACCTCCATAAAAAGCAGTGAAACAGAGCATTTTACTCTGTTTCACTGTGCATAATATTTTGGAGTTTTAGC